GACCGAACGGCCGCCGGCGACGGAGGCGAGCGGGCAATGGCACATCGCGGTCTGATAGGAGCCGGAGACGGTCGGGACGGTGCGCGTGCCGCCCGGCGTGCCGTCGACCTGAATGCGAAGCTGCGCGTTGTTGCCCGCGCTGTTCTTGAGCATCAGCCAGCCGGTCGCGTAGATGGTCCACGTTCCGGCGGGCAAGGTCACGGAGCGGCTATAGGCTTGCTGGAAGGTGGAGATCGCCGCCGTGCTGGTCGTGTCGGAGGCGTCGGCGGTGACGTGATCGACCACGATCCGATCCGTCGTCATGGGCGCGGTCGCCAGCGCCAGTTCATCGTCCACGAGCGTCACGACTTGCCCATCCGTGCCGCCGGAGGGATCGAGACTGGCGAGGCTAAGCGGGCTGACGAACGCAACAGCCGCGGGCGGCGGATCGGTCAGCACCCGGTCGACCACGATCCGCGAAAGATCGCCGCGCGGCCCGATCTGCGGCGCGACCAGCACGAGGTCGCCGGGCGCGAGCGCCGTGTTCGTCGCCACCGCCACCCACTCGTCAATCAGATCGCCGTTCAGCGTCGTCAATTGCGCCAGCCCGCCGCTGACGGCATTGACGTACATCGTCGCGGCGGAAGCGAGCGCGGCCGCGTCGCGCAGCGCCTGCTGATCGGCGCGACGGGCGTCGCTCGGCGAGGGCAGGGCGGTCGGCGTCGTCACGAGCATCGAAGCGTCCATCAAATCGCCTCCCCATACGGCAGCAGCTTGTTGACCCGCAGCGCCATCGCGCCGTCGCTCGGCGTGAAGCCAATCTGCAGCTCGTCCCAGCGCCACTTGCCGTCGGCGAGCGCGGTCCCATCCTCCTGGCGAATGTCGAGCGTCACCGGCTGGCGGAATTCGATCAGGGGATTGGGCCGCAGCTTCAAGCCCATCCGCACGAGCACGCTCGTCGCCTTCGCCAGCTCCGCGTCAGCCAGATCGTCGGCCGCGCTTTGGGTCGTGATCCGGGAGTCTTCGATGATCCGGCTGAGGATCAGGCCGCGCCCGGGAATGCCGAGCACCACTTGCGACGTCGGCGAGTCGGCGCGGGTGTTATTGCGGACCGCCTTGACCGGCGCCGCGTTGGCGTTGCTGGTTGGGCTCGAGCCGACCACGACGACGCGGTTCGCCACGAGCGAGAGGTCCGGGTCGAAGGTGATCGAGTCGAGAATGTCGCCGTTCGCGGTCGAAAACGAGACGACCGGCTGAAGCTTGTTGGCCGCGTCGATCTTGCGCGAGGTGAGGCGCCCGTCCCAATCGGCCCAGAGCGGCCAGTAGCCGAGCGACGCCAGCAGATCGTTGATGATCGTCAGGCGCGACGTCCCTGGGTCCCAGGAGCGCGTTTTCGAGAGCGTCCGGCTTGAATAGGCGATGTTGGTCCGGCTCATGCCGCCGTTGGACAGGATCGTCGCGACCGCGTCGACGTAGCGCGTCCCCGCCGTCACCGTGTAGGTCCCGGCGAAGGAGTCCTGATCGAGCAGCCAGCAGAGATCCTTGCACTGGAACGTGCCCACGCTCCAATCGGCGAACGCCTCTTTCGTCGGCGGCAGGAGAATGTAGACGCCGAGCTGTCGTCGAACCGTCATTACCCCGCCCGCCTGCGACGGATCGCGCCAGGAGAGCGTCAGGAAGGGCGCGAGGAAGGTCTCGTAGGGCGCGAGATCGAGCGCGCTGACGTCGCCGCCCGTGCGGATGCGCGAATTGGCCGAGAAGGTGAAGGTCGACGGCGCGGCGTCCGCCTCCGAGATCGTGACGAGGCCGCTCGTGAGGCCGCGAATCTTGGTCGCGGTCACTTGGTTGTTGTGCGAGGAGACGAAGAGCTCGCCCCTGACCGTGATCGACCCGCCGCGCGCCATCGCTCAGACGTCCTCAACGTAGTCGGTCGGCGTGAAGGTCAGCGTCACCGAGCGCGTCTTGCCGCCTTCCGGATCGGTCGGCTGGTTGTCGGAGAGGTTGCCGAAGGCGCGGAAGCCGCGGCCGTCGCGGAAGCAGACGTCCGCGCCGAAGGCGTCCATGACGTCGAGCTGATGGAAGACGGCGTTGACCTGATCCTGGGTCAGGCCCGTGACGGGATAGGAGGCCGTCACCTCCGGGTACCAGAGATCGGAGCGCAGCGCGGTCGGCAGTTGCCGCCCCCACGGCTTGATGAACTGGAGATCGCGGCGGCGCGGCGCAACCCGCGTGCCGCGGTAGGGCAGCACCACCCGCGTTCCTTCCGGGTCGGTCACGTCGTAGAGGATCGTGGCCGAAAAGGTCACCATGATCTCGCCGAGCTGGTAGGGCGAATTGAGCGTGGTCGAACCGACCTGCGTGAACTGGGTCACGCGGTACTGATAAGCGACGCCGGAGGCGGGCGAGTAGTCGATGAAGCGCGTCGTGTTGCGGTCGTACTCGCGAAAGATCTTGACCCATGGCGTCGAGCGCGCGGCTTCCCACGGCTGCTGCGGCGCGCCGGACGCGGGCTGACGCTGAATCAGGTAGTAGAGGAAATTGGGATCGCTGCTCGGCTCGAAGGAGATGAGCACCGCGCTCGCCTCCCCCGCCGCGACGTCGTCGCCTTCCAGCGTCACGGGCGCCAGGAGCCAGCCCGCCGGCGCGCTCGGCTGCGTGATCGAGAAGGTCACGGTCACGCTCGCCGAGTTCTGGAGCGCGCTCGCGTCCCAGATGTCGACCTGCAGGCGGTAGACGGCGCCGACGGTGTCGATGATCCCGGCGGGCACGGTGAAGGTCGTCGTCGTCGAGACGACCTGGCCCGTGTCGAAGAGCTTCGCGCCCCCGGTCGCGTCGTAGACGCGCACCTGGTAGGCCGCCTGCGTCGCCGCCGTCCACGCGAGCACGGGCGTAGCGGTCGCGATCGTCGATCCGTCCGTGGGCGTGGTGATCGACAAACTCGGTCCGGCGGCGTAGGTGAATTGCGCCGTCGCCGAGCGGACCGCGCTCGCCTCGGCCGTTTGCCGCCCGCTCCAGAGCGTCCCGTCGCCGGCGTAGGCCCGCCATGAATAGGCTTGCAGGCTCGGCAGATGCGTTGACGTGGTGACGAGATCCCACGTGTCGGTCGTGCCGCCGCGCAGGCTCATCGCGTAGGTTCCGAGCAGCGTGTTGCTCGCGTTGAAGATTTCCGCCTTGACCACGAGGCCGGTCGCGACGGTGTCGTCGACGTCGGACGATTTGCAGGAGAGCGTCGGCCGCGTCGTGATCGCGACGCCGTCCGGCGTGAGCTGCGTCGGCACGCTCGGCGCTTCGTCCGTGGTGAAGGCGACCGGCGCGCTCCAGCCCGAGTAGTTGCCGTCCGAGGCCTTGCCGCGCATCTGCCAGGCATAGACGCCGCCCCAGTTGAGGGGGCTCGCGAACCAGGCGGCGTTCGCCGCGCCCGGATCGGCCCAGGCGACGGAGATCGTGCCGTTGTTGGCGACGACCTTTGGGATGTCGCCGGAAACGTAGCCGCTGATCGGGTTGTTCGTCGCGTCGAGCAGTTGGATCTGCACGGCTGTGGTTGAGAGCCCGCCCGAATGCGTCCATTTCGCGACGAAGGGGCCGGGCGTGTTGGTCTCCTGCTTGCCGGCCGGCGTGCCGAGCCCGGTTCCAGTGACAACGACCTGACCCGCGCCGACCGTGAACGTCAGCGGCGCGCTCCAGTCGGAGAAAAGCCCCATGCGGTCGGAGTGGCGTCCCTGCCACTGGTAGATGTCGCTGGAGGAGAGCGCGCTCCCCGCATAGGTTCGGGTGATGTGGCGGGCGCTGCGCTCGGCGCTCGTGCCGACGTCGGAGAGGCTCCACATCGTCGCGCCGTCCGAGGCGCGCGTGACGAGGATTTCCACCTTGTTCAGGTAGTCCGCGCTGAGGCCGTTGGAGAGCGTTTCGTTCGGATCGCTGAAGTCCCACTCGAAGGTCGGCGTGAAGGTCGGCGAAACGAGGTTGTTGCCCGCGATGCCGTTCAGCTTCTGCCCGGTCGGCGTGTTCGGCGCCAGGTTCTTGTCGTAGCTGAGATAGATCGCCATCCAGCCCTCGAAGCTGGAGGAGGTCCACCCCATCGGATCGGCGGGCGGCATCGCGCCGTCGTCGCGGCTCCAGAAGGTGTCGTTGCCTTCGCCCTGGAGGATCGCGGCCTGAATCATGCCGAGGCCGGCGCCGGGACTCATCGCGATCGCGCCGAGCTCGAAGCTGTCGCCCGAGAAAATCTTGAAGGTGGCGGGCAGGTCGAGGGTCCAGAGCGAGCCGCCCGAGCCGTCGGTCATGAGCACGTTGGGAAAGAAGCTGGCGGTCTGCTGTTCGATCTCGCGCGGGTCCGAATGGGGCGTGAAGACGATCAGGCGGCATTCCGGCGCGGTCGCGGTGAGCTTGCCGATCCGCGCCGAGAGCGTGGTCGCCCAGCCGTTCTCGATCGCCGGATCGGGCTTGTAGGCGCGGTAGTTGGCCGGATTGCCCTGGTCGAGCCGCAGGAAGTCCGGCGTCCCGCCCGTGGGTTTGTAGCCGATCGTGCCCATGAACCGCCTTAAACAAAACAGCCGCCGGGCGGAGGCAGCGGCTTCGCAGACGCTTCATCCAGTCCCGGCGGCTTTCCAGACGCCTTTCGGTTATGACAATGAGTTTATCACGGGCGTTCCCATGGCGGCGTTACAATCGCGGCCGACGGAACGTCCATATGGAGAGGAAGCGTCATGCGAACTCGGATCGTCGCGCTTATGTTGACCGCTTTGTTCGTGGCTCCATTTCTCGTCGCCGCACAGGGGAGCCAGCCGAACGTCGACGCGATCCAAACGCAGATCGCGAATCTCCAAGCGACCTTGACAGTAATCGCGAACGCTCCAGCCGGCACGCCAGCGGGGCCATCAATGGAGTTCGATTTTTATGATGCGGACTTCAGCAACACGAACTTTCACGTCGAAATTCAGTCGTTCTGGCAGCTTGCTGATCAGCTTCACGCCCGGCATGCGGACACGACGCTCATTCCCAGAGGACGCTTCGTCGCAATCCATTACATCGTCACGAACCTTGGCAATGAGCCAAGCCACGGGTTCGGCGAGTACAAATGGATGCTCCGCGATCAAAAGGGGCGCACGTTTTCGTATGACGACGACGCCACCATGTTGATGACGCTCAATCTTGATCTCTATGCCAATCCGTTCCAGCCTGGACTCGCCTACGCGCAAATCATGGTGTACGACGTGGCGAAAGATGCGACCAGCTTCACGCTTGAAGTTCAAGGCACGACCGTCGCTCTTCCGCTCGGACGGGCGCTCTGAACGCTGGGCGAATCCGCGCTCGCGGCGGCTCTATTTCCGCCCATACTTGTTGTTGATGAAGGCGTGCGCCGCGCCGCCCTGCTCCGCTTTTTGCAGCAGCGCCACGAATTCGTCCGAGTGCAGCGCCGTGAAGTTCTGTTGATTGATGATCGTGGCGCCGCCCGCAGCTCCAGCGCCCGTGTTGACTTGCGCGGCCGCGAATTGGCCCGCGACGTTGGGCGACGTTCCGAAGGCGTCGGCGAGCACGTTGGCGCTGGCGTTGGCGTACATCCGCAGCCGCTTCGCGGTCGCGGCCATATTGTCGGCGATGTAGTCGAAGGTGATCGGCCGATGCAGCGGACCCTCCTTGGCCGGGCTGTGCGGCATCACGGCGGCGATATGGGCCGCGACCGAGTCGGCCACCGCCGAGGCGTAGAGCAGGCCGGAGACGTCGACGGAGAATGACGCGGTGAAGACGGCGCGATCCCAGGCGTCGCCCCAGCGGAACGCATCAGTATAGGCCGTCGCGGCCGGGCCGTTGTTCGCCGCGAAGGTCGCCGTGAACTTCGAGCCGCCCCAAATGTTGCCCCAGCCCATCACATCCGTGAAGGCGACGGCGGCGGCGGCGTTGTTCGCGCCAAAGAGGGCGACCGGCTTTTGCGCGGCCCAGATGCCCGCCCACGTCATCACATCCGTGAATTTCTTGGCGACGTCCGCGTCGTCCGCGAGAAAGGTCGCGGTCACGGTCGGCGCTTGCGGCGTCGTGCCGGGCTCCGCGCCGTTGCGGCCGAGCGCGCCGCCGGACGCGGCCTGCTCGAACTTGTAGACGAGCGGCACCGTCACCGTGACCGGCGGAATGTCCTTTGTCTGGCCCGTCACCCAATCGCTCACGAGCTTGTCCGGCGTCGGCGTTCCCGTCGGCGGCTCGACGGTGACATTCGGCTGCACCGGCGTCGGAACTGGAACCGCCGGCGCGCTCGTTGGCAGCGGCGAGGGCTGGCCGCCGTAGCCCGGGATATTGCTGAGGCTCCCCTTGCCGCCGGGCAGCAAGCCTGCCGACGAATGCCCGCCCTCGGTGTCGTTGATGTGAAAGATGTCGTCCCAGAGCGCCTGAATCTTGTCGCGCGCCGTTCCGAGCCCGGTGATGAGGCTGTTCAGGCCGGGAATATCCTCCATTGGATTGCCGAGCCAATCCGGCAATTTGGGGAAGCCGATGCCGGAGAGATCGGGCGTGAGCGCGTCGATGAGCCCTTGCCAAATGGAGCCCTGGCCGGCGCCAGGCAGCGCGAAACCAGCGCCGGTCGCGGCGCCCGGCGTGCCGGACGAAAAGATGTCGGCAAGCTTGCCGCCGATGCCGCTCCACCAGCCGGAGATCGCGCCGCTGACGCCGCTCCACCACTGGTCAAGCTTGCCGGTGATCGTGCTCGGATCGCCCGCAATGTTGATGAGTCCCGCGACAAGATCGAAGAGGTCGGGCGTGTCCGTCGCCCGGCCCTGACGGCTGAGCGTGAAGGGCTGGATGATGGCGTTCCAGATGCGGCCGGGCAGCCCATCGAACCACTTCACGAAGCGATCATTGATCGTCTTGAATTTCGTTTCCGCGTTCGCGATGATCCGATCCGCGATGTCGCCCGCCTCGCCCCACATGCCTTCGACGACGCCGACGAGCAAATCGGCCAGAATGTTCGTCTTGCCCGCGTTGCTGGCATGTGGGCCTCCCATGCTTTGAAAGATAAATTTGATCCCGCCAACAAGGCCGTCGATAACCGCGCCGCCAACCGCTCGGCCGATCCGCTGACCAATCTGGTTCGCCTTGTCGCCTTGCTCCGGCGTCGCGGTGTTCAGCCCGCCCGGCGTCGAGCCGCGCAGCAAGGCGTCGAACGCGAGCGTGAGCAGATCGCCGATGCCGAACGAGACGGTGACATCCTTTGCGTCCGGCAAGCCGACCGTGATCGTGTAGTTCTTGAAGACGTAATTGCGGCCGTCGAGGATGTCGTGCAGGAAGTCGTGCACCTTCGCGCCGAGATCCGCGCCCTCCGCCTGCCGCACGATCCAGGAGCCGAGCTGCACGACGTAATCGCCAAGGGTCGAGCCGGCTTTCGCGATCGCGGGCCAAATGCCCGCCAGAAAATCAACGACCTTGCCCGCCAGCGACGCCCCTTCTGAGATCAGCCAGGAGCCAATCGTGATCGCGTAGTCGCCGAGCGTGACCGCGCCCTTGACGATGTCATCCCACCAGCTGACGACCTTCTCGACCACCGCGCCCGCCAGGGAGACGCCTTCGGAGATGAGCCAACTCCCGATGGAGATCGCGTAGTCGCCGAGGGTGAGCGCCGTTTTCTTGGCCGCGTTCCAGGCGCCGACGGCGAACGCGACCACATCCGCCGCCAGCGACTCCCCTTCGGAGATCAGCCACTTGCCCACGCGGATCGGCACGCTGGGCAGCGGGATCTCGCGGTTGCCGCCGCCGCCGATCCGTCGCCCGGTCCGGTCCGTCGCGCCGCCGGTCGCCCCGCCGCCGCTGCCCAGCACGAAGTCCGTGATCGCCTGCCAGACGCCGCCCGCCGCCTCGCCCACTTCGCCGACCAGCCACTTGCCGACCATGACGGCCACTGTGCCGATCGGAATGGCGGTGTTGCTGCCCACGCCAAAGCCGGGCGCGCTGGCGCTGCCGGTGCCGTCGCTCGCCTGGCTGCCGCCGAGCGCTTGGAAGACCCATGTCTTGACCTTGTCGTAGACGTTCTCCGCCGCGTTGACGGACCATCCCGCCACGCTCAAGCCGATCTTGCCCAGCTCAACGGCCCCGGTGAAGGTGTTCTTGATGTTGGCCTTGAAGTCGGCCCACGCCTGCGAAAAATCGCCGCGCGCCAGATCGCCGACGATGCGGAACGCGCCGACCAGATCATCCGCGATGACCCCGGCGACGATGCCGATCGCTCGCCCGGCGCCATCCATCGCGGCGACGATCGTGTCCATGTGCTTCGCCAGGAAATCGGCGGCGGCGGCGGCCACGTCGAGCGCGCCAACCAGGATGCGGCCGATCTCCGGCAAGAGCTTGGCGTCGATCCAACGAAAGACGGTTTCGGCCGCTTTGGAGATCGCGTCGAACGCGCCCGGGATGGTGAAGAGCTTCCCGGCATCGAAGCCGGTCGCCTCCTTGAAGGCCGCGCTGAGCCGGCGCAGCGAATCATGAAGCTGATCCGTCGCCTTGACGAAGCGCTTGCCGATGTCCTTGCCGAAGAGCAGGGTCGCTTGCCTGCGGAACTCCTTCATCGCCTTCTTGGACGCGCCCCCGTTGAGCACGTCGAAGAAGGCGCCGACGACTTTGGACATGGCCTGGGCGTCGTTTTGCAGCCGCACGATCGGCAAGCGCAGCCGGTCCAGCGCGAACGCCATCTGGAACGCGCCCTGCTGTCCGATGCCGAGTCGTTGGAACGACGCGGCGATGCCGAGAATCTGCTGGGTGACGCCCGACATGTTGCCGTGCCGGAAATTGAGGAGTTGCCCGATCCCGCGCGACGCCTCGCCCAGAATGCCGCCGATCTTGCCGAGCTTGGCTTTGAGATCGCCGACGATGCGGTCGCTGAAGTCCCGCAGCCCGCCGAAATTGGTTTCATAGGCCGCGCCGAGCAGCGCCAGCGCCGCCGCGACCGCCGCCGCCGGCCCGAGCAGGCCAAGCAGCGCGGGCTTCACCTCGTTGAAGGTCTTGACGAAGCGCGCGATCTTCGGCTCCAAGAGAATGTAGCCGCCCACCAACGACGCGACCGCGCCGGACAACCCAAGAATCGCCGCCGCCGCCTTGACGACGGGATTGGGCAGCCCAAGCACCGCGTTCGCGATCGCGGTCGCGCCGTCGACAAGCGTGCGCGCCGAGGGCAAAAAGACGTCGCCGACCCGGATCAGCACGGTTTCCACCGAGCCGCGCAGCTGCTCGAGCGAGCCCCGGAAGTTGTCCATGCGGACTTTCGCGGCGTCGGCGGCCGCGCCCGCGTCGTTGACCCCCTTCTGGTAGTCCTCCCAGCTCTTGCCGCTCTTCTTGGCCGCGTCGGTCTCGGTGTTGAGCAAAGCGATCATCGTGCGGGCGCCGTTGGCGGTGAAGATGGTGTTGAGCGCGGCCTGCTTCTGCTCGTCGCTCATCCCCTTGGTCGCGGCGGCGAATTGCTCGATGATGCTGGTGAAGCCGACGAACTTGCCCTGCGCGTCGAAGACGGAGATGCCGAGCGCGTCGAGCTCGGTCTTGGCCGAATCGGTCGGCGCGGCCAGGCTGACCAGCATCTGGCTCAAGCCCGCGCCCGACTTCATCTTCAAGCCCTGATCGGCGAGCGCCGCCAGCGCCGCGACGGTGTCCTCGGCCGAGATATTGAGCGAGTGCGCCTGGCCCGCCGCGTAGGAGAGCTGCGTGCCCATTTCGGTGACATCGGTCGCGGTCTTGTTGGCGGCGGCGGCGAGCAGATCCGCGATGTGGGTTGCTTGCTCCCCGCCCAACTGAAATTGATTCAACGTGTTCGCGATGATCGTCGCGGCAGTGGGAAGGTCGGTGTCGGCCGCCGCCGCCAGCGCCACGGCCCCATCGGCCGCGCCGCTCAGGATATCCTTGGTCGAGACGCCCGCCTTCGCCAGCTCTTCCAGCGCGCTCGCGGCTTCGGTCGCCGAGAACTGCGTGTCCTTGCCGAGCTGGAGCGCCTTGTCGCGGAGATCGTCGAATTCCTTGCCAGTCGCGCTCGTCACGGCTTGGACGGCGCTCATGCGCTGCTCGAAATTCGCGGCGGTGTTGAGCGCGACCCCCATGCCGCCCAGAATCGCCGCGCCGATTCCGGCGAAGGCTTTGCCGATGTTGGAGGCTTGGCCAAATTTGGAGGTCTTGGCGTCGAGCCCGTCGATCGCGTTCCCGAGCGCCTGAATGTTCTTCTCGGAATCGCCCGTCCCGATGACGATCTGGCCGACGGCGTTGCCGAGCATCGCGCCGGTGAATGCGCTCATTCGCGGTCCCTCCCGGCGCTCAGATAGCCGAGCAGCTCGTCGGCCAGATCGTCCATCGCCTCGTCATCCAGTCCGGTCTCGCGGGCCACGGCGCGCGCCTCATCCGGCTCCAGGGCCAGCACCTCGGCAAGCGTCTTGAAGACCGGCACGGCCTTCTTCGGCTTCGCCTTCTGCTCCGCGTCCGAGATCGTCACCAGCTTCGTGCGCTTCTCGCGCTCGTCCGCCCAACGCTTGAGCGCCCGGCACGCCAGATCGAAGTCGAGCCGCGTCGCCGCCGCGTAGCCCGCCTCCCGCATCGTCACCAGATCGGACTCGCGCTGGCCGTGGCTTTCGGCGTAATCAGCCAGCAGCCACAGGTTCAGCCGCGTCGCGGGCCGGTCCCAGAAACGGCTCCAGCGCCTTCACCTCGTCGGCGTCGCCGTTGCAGGCGTTGAAGAAGCGCAGCCGGTCGTCGTAGTCGAGGTCCGTGACCAGGATCTGGTCGTCGCTCGTGCGATGCGCCTCGGAGAGGATCAGCGGCGGATCGATGAAGCCCGCCACGCAGGTCGCGTTGATCAGATCCTCGCGCCGGGCGATGTTGGACAGCGCCTGGTGCGTGTCGAGCGCGCCGTTCGTCCGCAGCGCGCTCTTCGTCTGCGCCACGTCCGCCAGCCCTTGCAGGAGCTTGGTCTGGATGAACTGCGGCAGCGCGCCGAGCACCGCCTGGTCGCCGAGCGAGAGCTTGCGCACGAGCGCGGTCGCGTTCATCGCCCGCAAGTGAAAGACGTAGCCGCGCTCCCGCTGCGCTTTCGCCTGCTTCGCCAGCGCCGCCGAGAGCCGGGGCGGCGCGGATTCGGTCTCCAGCGCCCGCGCCGCCTGCATGATCGGATGCTCGTCTCGGCTCAATGCCTCAAGATCGACTGATTCCAATTCGCACCTCCCGCGCTCAGCGCGCTTCCCGTGCTGTCACGTCCGCGCTACGCCAGCGCGGTGTAGGTCTCGTAGTTCTGCCGCTTCAAAAGGGCGCCCGAAATGGCGATGCCTTCAAAGTCGAGCGACGGCGTCGACCATTCATCGACCGCCAGCGTCTCGTTCGGACCGCCGGTGACGAGCAGCTTGTTCAGGGTGACGCGGTAGCCGGAACCGGTCGCATCCTGCGAATAGGTCTGGCCCTGCGCCTGAAAATAGATGCTGCCCGCCGTCGCGCTCTGGTCGAGCGCGGTGATGCTGTTCGGGGTCGAGCCGCTGGTCGCGGCCGTCCCGCCGAGCATGACCGCCAGCGCGGCCAGGTTCGTCCGGCCGACCTCGATCGTGCCGGTCAGCTTGGCCGCGTTGCGCACGATCGCGATCACGGCATTGTCGCCGTGCAGCTCATCCGAGTCGCTCTCGACGTTGAAGGCGAGGGAGCGCGCGCCCGGCACGTCGACCTTGCTGCCCGCGACGTCCGCCGTTAGCGGGTAAACGCCCAGGTCCTCGATCCCGCGGGGGATTTCGCCAAAGCTCATGGCGTGGTGTCCTTTCTCGCCGTCTCCGGCGTCTGCTGCATCGGCTCATCCACGAGCCAGCCGTTACTCAGATCCCAGACGTGAACCGGATGTTCGCCGTTGGGTCCCGCGCACCGCTTCTGGCGGCATTCGGCCCGGAAGTACCCGGTCGCGTTGATCGCCTCGCCGACCTTGCCGCCGTGGCAGCGAATCCGCACGACGCGCGCGCCCTCCGCGCTCATTGCCAGATGCCGTCCTGGTTGGTGCGGCCCAGCTTCGCCAGCCGCTCCTCCGCCGCGACGCGCAGCCGAATCCGGCTCGCCTCGGCGTCGGTCGGCGGCAAGGGAAGCCCCTGCCGCTGGCTGATCGCCCGCAACCCCGCCAGCGCGTCCTTCCACGCCTGATCGGGGTCGTGGCGGCTTTCGCGCGCCTCCTTGCCGACGATCCGAAACTCCGGCCCGGCCGGGCTCGCGAGAATCCGTTCGGCGTCGACCATCGCCACCTCGCGGATGAAGGTGCCGCGTTTCGGCCCCCAGCGGACCGTTTCAGTCAAGCCGTCCCGCTCCGCCGTCAACGTCCGGCTCGTCATCCCGTCCACCCGAGCGATGCACTTGAGCGCCGCCCGCTCCAAGAGATGCAGGTGGAACGCGGTCAGCATCCCGCGCGCCTTGAGCGCCAGCACCGTCTCGGAGGCGAAGGGCGAGGGCTGCCCGATCCATTCGAGCAGCACCCGGCGCGGCGCGACGTGGCGCAGCTCCGGCGGCGTCAGATCGGGCTCGACGATCTGGCCGAAGAGCTCGCGCCCGTGCCGGTCCACGAGCGGATCGCGCCCGGCGGCGCTGACGGCTTGGCCGTCGCGCTCCCGGGCGATCGCCGCCCGCAGCTCCAGCGCCCGCGCCGCGTCGAGGCCCATGCCTAGGCGCTCCGATCCGGCGCGGCCGGCGCGGCCGCGACCGGCGTCGCCAGCGGCGCGTCGGCGTCTTTCAACGCGCGCACCGGGACCTTCCCATGCGGATCGAAGACGAAGCCCGCTGGGATCGGGTCGCCGTTGCTCACGGCCTCGAGCACGCGCTTCGTCTCCGCCTCCGTCGCTTCGTTGGTTTGCTCGTCAATCGTCTTGCGCGCCATCGCTCGCTCCTAACTCAGAACCCGCCACAGCGCCGAATAGCGCGCCGTGGCCCTGTCGAAGATCCGGCCCAGTTCGGCCGGGTCGTCGCGGACGCCCAGGCGGTCGCCCACGAACTCCACCGCGCCGCCGGTCGCGTTCCCGGTCGGAAAGCGCCAGCCGAAGAGCAGCCCCTTGACGAGCTCATAGGCGTTCGCCAGCAGCGCCGCGTTCGCCCCGGTCAGGTCCTTGGCCGCATAGAGCCAGAGGTCGACATGGCCGACCACCGCGCCCTTGTAGAAGGCGTCCGGCGTCTCGCCCCCGTCGATCAGGACCAGCGCCGGCTTCTGCCCCTGCCCTGGCGTCGCCTCGAACGCGGCCAGCGTCGCGTAGGGGCCGCGCCGCGAAAGGTCCCGATCCCAGACGCCGCCGGTCAGGAGCGCGGTCAACGACCCATCCGCCGTCAATCGCGCTTTGATCTGACTGAGCGCCGTGGGCGTGCCCGCCATCGCCTAGCCCCTCGCCAACTGCCGCAGCGCCGCCATCACCTGCGGATGGAAGATCCGCAAGGTCGGCAGGATGATCGCGAAGCGGCCCGCGTTCTTGACCTCAAGCCAGATCCCGTAGCTCATCGTGTGGAAGAGCAGGATCGTCACGGCCGTTCCCGCCTTGAAGGCCCGCGCGGTCAAGCCCTGCCGCGCGTTGCCCGTGCGGTCGGTCCAGGGCGCATGCTGCTTCGCGTAGGCCTCGATCTGGGCGGCGAAATAGGTCGCCAGGTCGTAGACCGCGTTCATCAGCCGCCGGAAGTAGTCGCGGACCTTCTGCGCCAGCGACCGGGGCGGAATCTGCCAGACGAGCTTGGCCGAGTCGCTCATGCCGTTCCCTCGTCGACGGTGAACTCCGCCCGCTGAATCTCGTTCTGCGCCGGCGGAACCATCGTGATCGTTCCCCGCTGCCCGCCGGCGAGCGTGAAGACGTCCCCGACGGCCACGTCGAACGGCAGCACCTTGGTGAAGGTCCCGTCCTGCTGCTGCGCCTCGGCCGCGCCCGCGTCCGTCAGGCGCGGCGCGCGATTCTGCCGGTAGCGCATCAGGACCGTCTGCGGCGGCAGCGCGGCTCCGTTCCGCACGAGCGTCAGCGTCGTCGGCGAAAGCTGGGTGAAGGTGGCGATCGTGTTCCGCATCGCCTCGTTCGCCTTCGCCGCCGCGCTGGGCGTGAGGTAGGAGCGCGCCGTCGCCATCGCCTAGGCCTCCGCCTCAGGCGTGATGACCTCGTTCTTCGCGTTGGCGGTGATCGCGCCCTTGCGCTCCGGCGCCGGAGCCGCCGCCTTTGCCGCCAGTTGCGCCTCGGCGTCCTCCGCCCGCTTGGTCGCCTCGTCCGCGGCCGCTTGCGCTTTGTCGAGCGCCGCCTTCAAGTCGGCGACCTGCTGTTCGAGATCGCCGTTGGCCGTCTGGAGCGTCGCGAACTCCTCGGCCGTCGGCTGCTTGGCCTTGTCGTCAGTCGCCATCCCAATGCCTCCAAAACCGCTCGTCGCGCCGGTACTCGCTGCGGATCTCGCCCGCGCGCTCCGCCCGCGCGCTGCCGAATCCCGTCGCCGCCGAGGCTTTCAGCTCCGCGTAGAGCCGTGCCGCGAGCGCTTGCCAGGCGGTGATCCGGCCCGCCCAGCTCACCGTGCCGTTCTCGTTGCTGACGGTCGTGGGCTGGAAGGCGTATTCCGCCGCCAGTCCTTCGGCCATCACCGCGGTCGCCAACCGCTCGTCCGGCGTGAGCGCGAGCTGCGCCCAGTACTCCTCGTCCGTGCGCAAGGGCGCCGTCATGTCGCGGTCGCCCAGAGCGGCGCGCAGACGGTCCTTGGCGGTGACGAGGGTCGGATCGAAGGTGGCGGTCACGCGGTCACGTCTCCTAGTAGCTGAGGACCGGCGGCGTGTAGCTGCCGCTCGCCGCGATCGTGATCAGGGCCGCGCCGACGCGGTTGTTGACGTTCCAGCCGCCCTTCCAGCGCGCCTCCGCTTCCGCCAGCGGGAAGAGATCGCGGCTGCGCACGATCGCGTCCCGGCCGCGCAGCGCGTCATACCGCTTGATCAGCGGGTTGTTGGCCGCGAAGGCGCCGTAGCTCTTGAAGAGCGCGTAGACGTCGTCAGTGAAGTCGTTGAGCGGCTGCCAGACGAGGATGTCCTTGTCGAAGACGCCCACAAACTGGAGCGGATCGACCAGCGCCTCGGCGGTGCTGTCCGGGAGCCGCACCAGCGCTGAGCCGGCCGTGACGAAGTCCGGCGCGCCGAGGGCGACGAGGGCGTCGATCGAGGTCTGCGAGCCGATCAGGTTGAAGGGCCCGCTCGCCCACTTCTTCAAGCGGTTGCGCGCCGATTTGACCACCGCCGCCCGGTTCGCGGTCGTGTCGCGGTAGTAGTGGGTGTAGCCGCCCGGCAGGGTCGTCCCGTCCGGATAGACGCCGGCGAAGGCGTTGCCGCCCGTGCCGCTGCCCGCGAAGCCGGGGCTCGTCGCCGCCGTCTTCTTGCCGACCGGGATTTCGGCGTCGGAGAAGAGCCGTCCGAGCGCGTCGGCGCGGTCGGCGCGCTGGAGCGCCTCGACCATCGCGTCGACCTGCTCCTGGAAGCCCTCCAAGCTGATCTCGTTGAGCCCATCCTCGGTGAATCCGAGCGCGATCGAGAGCTCGTTGAGCGCCAGCATGTGCGCCGTGTGGCCGACGAGCTGCGGCCGGCTCATGCCGTATTCCTGCGCCCGCTGCGCCTTCATCGTGCTGTCGCGGCCGCCGCGCGCCCATTCCGAGGTCGTGAAGCCCGCCGAGAGCGCGGCCACGAGCGGACTGGCGCCCGCGTTGACCCGGGCGAGGCCCGCGTCCATGCGCGCGACCATGTCGGCGACGGAGAGGCCGGCGCGCGTCTGCAAGCCGCGCAGATAGGCCGTGTCGATGTTGCTCGGCAGGTCGATGTAGGTGGAGTCGTTGATGCCAAAGACCATTGTCGGACCCCCTTCCTACACGAAGCTGTAGCGGATTCGGCTGGCCGTCACCGCGTAGATGCGCGAGGCGGGCGCGCCGGCCGTGTTCGCGGTCGTGTCGATGCCGCCCGCGACCGTGGCGGAGGGATAGAGCTCAGAACCCGGCGTCAAGCCGGAGAAGCCGTCCATCTCGCCCTGAATGCCGATCTCGGCCGTCGCCCCAGCCTTGCAGTCCTGGAGCACGATGCCGTGCGCGTTGGTCGCGGCATTGGCCGCCGCCTTGTCCCAGACCTTTTCGTAGCCGAGGCCCGGCGTGGCGGTCGTGATGTTGACGAGCGTTCCCGCCGTCAGGTCGACCGCCGCCTGCCCCTTGTCGTTGACCTCGTAGCCCGGCGGAGAAACCGGTCGGGCCTTCACCACGGTGACCGCGGCCATTGCTTGTTGCCTCCCGGTCCGCCCGCCGCGCTAGCGCGGGAACGGAACCAACTTCTGCCCGTTGAAGTCGTAGACGGGCTTCTCGTCCTGCTTCGGCTTCGGATTGGGCCGATCGCTCGGCTTCTCCGGCTTCGTTCCCGTGCCGCTGCCCGCCTCGGTGTCCGGGGCTTGGCGCGGGCCGACGATCTTGGCGAGCGCCTTCGCGTCCGCCTCGATCTCCTCCTCGGTCGTTCCCGAGAGCCGATCCGCCAGCTCCTGAGCGAGCTTGTGCTTCGCCGCGATCCGGCTCCGCATGGCGATCAGCCGCTCGGCGTCGCGCTCCTTCTCAGCGTCCTCGCGCTTCTTCAATTCGGCTTCGTAGAGCTTTTTGAAGTCGCCTTGCTTGGTCGCTTCCGCCGCGTCGGCTTCGTCCTTGAGCTGCTTCTTGATCTGCTCAGTCAGCGTCTTGGCGATGGCCTTTTCGTGACGGGCCAGCCGATCCTTGAGCGCCGCGTCGAACTCCTCCTGCGAGGTGATCGCCTTGAAGCCCTTGTCGCCGGAGTCGCCCTTTCCGTCGCCGCCGCTCTTGTCCGTCCCCTTGTCGCCGCCAGGGTTCGCGTCGCCAGATGTCGAGCCGCCCTTGTCGCCGCCGCCTTCGCCGCCGCCGCTGTCCGCCTCGAAGCACTGAGATCGCCAAATCCGCCAAAGATCGCCCACGTCGGGTCCTTTCCGAGGAAACCGCGATTGCCGCTCGCGTCGCGTGAGGGTTGGAGGCAACGAAAAAGCCGCCGGGCGAAGCGGCGGCCTTGCGGACGCTGTGCTTCAAACCCGGCGGCTTTTCAGACGCCTCTTAGTTGTGGCCCTATATTATCACGATCGCCGCGTTATGTAGTGCTTAGGCTGCGAACTCGCCATGCAATTGTTTGCAGGCTTCGGCAGCGGCTGCCGCTGCATCTTCGATCGAATCAAAATAGCCGCAAGAGACGGTCCGTTTATCGACTTTCACGCGCACGCGCCACTTCTGTTCGCGCTCAGACCACCGAACGTTTCGCACGCCGCTCCGTGAATTGCTTTGCGCGTTTGGGCGATTGCGCATGTTCTCTGCGTGCGTGCATGCGCGAATGTTTGCCTTTCGACAATCGAGTCCATTTCCGTTGCGGTGGTCAACGAGAACGCCGGCAGGAGCATCGAGAACAACACGATGCAGGAGCCTTGCTCCTGGGATATTGGAGATCGCATAGACAAGGTCGCGCCCTGGAACACGCCCAATATGCCATCGCCCGATGGCAAGGACGCGGTCTAGGTCCTCGGCATCAACAAGCGCGGTCGCGACGGACTGT